AACCGCTCTCGCGAACGCATTCTTAATCTTCTTGAAGGCAAGCTCGACAACGCTGAAGCCACCATGAAAAACAACATTACCAAAGCCGTTTACGGCGACGGTACCGTTGCTAAGAGCTTCGCGGGCCTCAAAGCTTTTCTCACCAACGACGGCAGCGGCATTGTCGGCGGCATCGACGCCACCACCTGGACGTTCTGGAAAAATCAATTCCAGCAAGTGGTGCGCGCCACCGGCCTGCAATATCCGGCGCTGGTTGCCGGCATGGCCGCGCTGTGGATGAAGCTGATCCGTGGTGCTGAGAAGCCCGATCTGATCGTCGCCGATGGCGAGGTCTATTCGACCTATGAAAGCGGCCTGCAGCAGAACCAGCGTTATGCCGATGCCAGGCTTGGCGCGCTCGGTTTCGAGACCCTGAAGTACAAGAGCGCGCCGCTGGTGTTCGACGGCGTCGCCACCGGTCTCACCGGCGCCTACTACCTCAACACGAAATATCTCAAGTTCGAGATCTATTCAGGCCGCAATTTCGAAGCCCTCGATCTGCCCGATCAAAGTCCTGATTTGGACGCCGTGACCCGCCACCTTGCTTTTATGGGCGCACTCACTCTGTCCAATCGCTCGATGCAAGGGCGCCTGTTCGCTACGGGCACCTGACGCAGAACGGCGGCTGATCGCGGGGAGCACAGCCGCCGTTTTCCTCTTCCACAGGCTCCCGGTGGAGCTGTCATGTCAGACACCCCGACCCTGGTGCGTTTCTACTCCGGCTGGGAGCGCGACGGCAATGGCCCCGATGGCCTGCCGAGCTTCCGGCAGACCGTGCGGGTGCGGCTGGACCGACCGCCGTTCCTGTCGGTCGAGCGCGAAGCCGAAGAGGCCGACATCGCCGACCATTCCGGGCCTTACGAACTCTACCGCAAGACCGAAGCCGCGCGCGCTGAGGTTACCGGCTATCCGCTGGCGATGTGGCCGGCCTGTCTGCCGCATTTGTTTCAAATGTGCGCGGCACGCGACATCACCACCGTCGAGCAGCTGGCGCAATTGGTCACTAAGAAGCGGCGCTCTGAGGCGGTCAAGACCGTGCCGCCGGATGTCATTGAATTAGCTGACCGCGCGGTGAAACTGATCGAGCTGCAATCCAAGTCCGGTCAATACGAGGAATTGATTACCGATCTGCAAAGCCAGCTTGGGGTGCTGAAAGAGCAGGTCACTGAAGCGGTCACCACGATCTCGGCGCAGAAGACCCTGATTGAAACCTTGAAACTTAAAGCGGTGGCCTGATGGCGCGATTATACACTATCCTGCAGGTGGTTTCCGATGTCTCGATGGAATTGGGCACCACTCAAATTCCGGTAGTTCAGGCGCTCGGCTCCACCGATCAGGACGTCGCGCAGATCACCGCGCTGATGCAGAACGTGGCCGACGAACTGATGCTTGATCCGCCCTACCGTGACGCGTTGGGCGACGGCAATTGGATTTACGATCCGGGATTGTTGATCCGCAAAGCCCGTCCGACCCAGGATACGGATGTCGTGCTGTTCGATCCGCGATTGGCCGTTGACGGCCTCAAGTATCGCTTCCTGAAAGCCAAGGGTTTGGAGTACGGCGAAGAACAGCGCGATTTCATCTCGCGGTTGAACAAGCTGGCCGGGCGCAATGCGCCGGTCATCGATCTCAACGTCGATCCGGGACGGGTGCAATAATGCGAATGGTGCCTACCAATCAGCTGGCGATCAAGAACCCGCGCGGCACCATGACGCGCAGCAAGCGCAAGTCCAGTAGCCATGTCGCGCATATGAGCGCGCCGTTGAAGGGGCTCTCCCGTCTCGCGCAACTGAACGAGGCCGATCCGCTGCTGGCTTCGATCCTGACCAATTTTGTCGTTATGCAGGATAGAATTGCCTTACGTCCGGGCTATTTCAGAATGGGCGCGATTGCCGACGGCCGGCCGATATCGACGCTGATCCCGTTTTATGGCGTCGCCAACCCGCAATTCGTTGCCGCTGCCGGGGACGGGCTTTTCAACGCCTCCGGCACCCGGATCGGCACCCATTCCTATGGCAGCGATGTCTGGCAGTGGACCTCGTTCGCCGATCTGTCGCAGAAAAAATACACCGTCATGGTCAACGGCATCGACGGTCCGATAGCTTGGGACGGCACCAATACCTCGCTGCCGGTGACCGCTACGGTGGACATGTCCGGGCATCCGGACGGCTTTACGGGTTTTCCCGAGGCCGATCCAAATGGTTTTCAGTCGCTCGATGCTGACACCAGAGCGTTGCCGCCCGGTTTCGATCCGAAGAAACTCGACAAGGTGCTGGCGCATCAAAACCGATTATGGTTCGCTAACTCAACCGACCTGGCGGTGTATTATTTACCGATCCAGGTTCTCACCGGCGTTTACAGCGTGCTGCCGTTGAATGCCTATTTCAAGCGCGGCGGCGCCGTCCGGGCCATCGTAACCTGGACTTATACCGGCGCCACCAGCATGGACAATTTGCTGGTGGTATTCTCCACCAATGGCGAGGCCGCGATCTATTCCGGCGACGATCCCGATGCCACGGACGGCAGCTTCAAGCTGGTAGGCGTCTATCGTTTCGACACCCCGATGAGTGCCGGCTGCACCGTCAACTATGGTGGCGAATTGTACGTGCTGATTTCCACCGGTCTGGTGCCGATGTCCACCCTTCTCAAAGCTGAGGAGGATAATTTAGGCACAGCCGATCAGAATATCATCGGGGAGTTCAGCGACGTTTCGCAGACTTTTCGCGGTGACTACGGCTGGAGCGTCATCATCAACAGCCAGACCAACCACGCGATCTGCAACATGCCGATCGGATCGGGCCAATACCAACAATTGGTGCGGTTCATGCCGAACCCGATCTGGTCGAAATGGGTCAACGTCCCGTCGCGGTGTTGGGCTTGGCTCGGCAACTACGCCTATTTCGGCGGCGAGAACGGCGTGATTTATCGCGGCGGCAGCGACTACCTCAATGACGACGGCGACGCCATCGACATCGATGTCCGCTTTGCGTGGTCCTCGTTCAAGAGCGTCGCCAAGAAGCAGTTCAAGATGATCCGGCTCTACATGATGTCGGACAGCGTTCCGCAGCCCTACGTTGATGTCGAAGTGGATTATCAGACGATGGTGCCGACCAACCGGCCGGACCCCGCCGAGGTCAACACCGCAGCGCTATGGAATACCGCGACTTGGGATGTCGATGGCTGGGCGGTGGATGCGGTGCCGCGGCAGGTATGGCAAGGGGTGGTGGGTCTGGGCCGGGTGGGCGCCCCGCGCATCCGCGCCAGCTTCACCGGCTCGACATTCGCAATCACCGGCGCGGACTTAATTTATGAAACAGGTGGGTTGATGTGAAAGTTTGCTTTGGCGACCTCCCGACTGATGCGCAGCAAATGCTGACGCGGCACCTGCGCATCGATTTTTCGCATTGCAGTTTTAAAGAACCGCGGTGGTTCTCGGCGTGGGCGCGCAACGATCAAGGTCATATCGCCGGCATTTTCGCCGTTGAATTCCAGACCTGGTTCGAAGGCAAAATCACCGTGTTGGTGCTGGACCCGCGATGTCTCTCGCGCCGGGCGCTGCGTGCGATTTTTACCGCCGCCTTCGCCCAAGCCAAGCGTCTCACCGCTGAAGTCGAACCCGACAATGTCCGGGCCTTGCGCCAGGTGCAGCGGCTCGGTTTTCAGTTCGAAGGCCACCATCCGCTGGGTCTTGAAGGTGTCCGCGACACCATTGTGTTCGGCATGCTGAAGGATGAATGCCGCTATCTCAAAGGAAGCTCCGATGGCCAGCCAACCAACCGCCCCCGATCCGTATGCGACGGCATCGGCGCAGAGTGGACAAAATCAGTTAGCCAGCCAGTTCAGTCAGGCTTCCGGCAACGCCAACGAGGTCAACCCGTACGGCTCGGTGAGCTACAATCAGAGCGGGCAAACGCCGATCTACACTAACGGCCAGATCACCGGCTACGCCCCGCAATGGACTAAGACGACTTCGCTGGCGCCGGATCAGCAACAGCTGCTC